CGTACTGTACTCACCGCGTGCAATGGTTAAGCGTGCTTGAATCTGCTCATCAATATTCACTGAATCAATTAGTGCCTTAAGCTTCGGGCTCTTTGCCATAGTTTCGAGTGTGTAGTCAAGCGCGTGCGTCGTCCAGAATCTAGCTTTATGGAAACCGTTTTTGTCAAAGTGAGCGATGAACCCACTAGACATGTAAAGTGCTTCATATAACTCTCTGGTGAAACGTGACGGTCTGTAGTGTGATTTAACGAAACGCTGCCATTGCTCTAATAACTTAACGTTGTTTTTCATAATGCACCTCTAATAGCAAGGTTCATCGCTGCTTTACTAAATAAGTGACCGTCATCACGTGTAGCCTCTAATGTCTTCTGCAATTCAACAGCCTTGTAAACAGACCACTGAGAACCATCAACGCCTAAGCGCTTAAGATTAAAGATGTCACATGGGAATGCTAGGGTAAGAGTTACGGTGCCACACTTCGCACGTGGGAACTCCTGAGAGTATGAAGCACGCGCATAACTTGGATGTCCTTGAAAGCTAAGGAATACGCCATAACTGTTAATGACCGCCGTTATGACGGTGACTTCGACCTTGAGAATGACGAAGGCCTGATAGTAAAGAACCTTAAGGCCTATGGCCCTGAAGCACCAATACTGAATGAAGCCACGCGAACGCATGACGTTCTGTTATTAGAATATATTCAAGAGCACGTTGAAAAGTATGTGAATGAGAACGCGGACCAGTATGAAGCACTAGTGCCTAAGCACTTGGAATACAGAAATGACGGTGACTTATGATTAAGAAAGAATACTTAGGTGACTCGGTATATGCGAAGTTCGACGGCTATCACATAGTGCTAACAACCGAAAACGGTTTCGGCCCTAGCAACACAATTTGCTTAGAGCCCGAAGTACTTGAAGCACTCAACGCTTACAATGAACGTGTAAATAAATTCTATGCTGATAAGGCTAAGGAATCAAACGAAGGACAAGACAATGGTTAAATTTAACGAAGACGAACAGGAAATGATTGATTTGAATTCACTAGCGGACGAATCAGCGCCCACTGCTCTAATAGTACCTCAAACATTCACTGATTCACACACGCGCATAGCGCATGACCTCATCGCTCAAGCCATTGATATATTAAGCAGACCAAACGTTGAAGTGAACAACTATTCAATCAATGACTATGGCAGTTTCGTTGATGAAGCACTGAAAATAAAATTAGGTAAGCATGAAATCAGTTTAGGTGTGAGACGCATGAAAGGGGAATTCTAATGAAACCTATGGAACTAATCGGCCTCTGGTCACTAATCCTAATTCTAACAACTCTAACCGTTTGCGCTGTTATGGTGCATGGCTTCAGCAGTGCTTCACCTTTCGCGCACAACGTACTCAACCACTGGTTATCTGTAGGTTATTTAACAGTATTCGGCGTGAGTGCGCTAACCCGCTAACGCACACGGTTCATCATTTTTTCTTAAGGTTCATCGTTCTGATTTGACAAGTGTTACACTGCCATTTAATTTCAGGTTCAACATTTGAACGTGGGGGCAGCGTGAGTACTGAAGAACAGAGTAAGAAATTCCATCAGAGCCTGAATAGGGATGCAACAATAACCCGAGAGACAAATAAAGGTGAGGGCGTTAAGCGCGCTAACTCACAGCTGAATGATATAGGTGAGGGACTTAATCCACATCCGGGCACTGATTTTAAGTATCAGGGAAGTGCAGCGGTGCACATTTATTGGAATGAAACGCTTCAGCAGCTAACGCTGATTTCTCAAGTGAATACACTCAAGGATACGAATGAGTTAGTCGCACAAGCGGCATTCAAAGATCTAACGGGCGCAGCTATCGCGTTCTACGGTAAGCGCAGACCTAAGATGCGAAGTGGGTTTTAGGCTATGGCACTAAATGAAACTAAACCAAATGCCGGAATAGTATTCTCATATACTGAACAGCAAGAAACGCACAGAGAGACAGGTGCTACGCGCATCATGTTTCGTCCCTTAATAGAAGTTCACATCGGCGACGAACAAGTAATTTATTTTTCAACTATGGACGTTGGCGGTAAGAACCACGCTGAAGTCAGAGATATAGTAGCGGCCATCGAACAAGTTTTCGTTCTTTCATTCGAACACGGTAAGCTAACGAAGCACAATCCGGGACCGCAAGGTGAACCAGATACGGGCAGTGATAGGCAGTTGCACTAATGAGCAGGCGCGATGGAAAACCCGCAAAAGAAAAAGTCCTCAAGTCACGAAAGCGAAAGCCCGCAAGTAAAGGACACGTCATTCGAGTCAGTGACCTTGTCCTCAGCTGTATCGATGAGCAACGTCGTAATCGCCGCAGACTCAGCCATGACGCCTACCTTCGCGAAGTATTCGGATTACCAAAGCGCGAGGACGAAGTGCAATGGATCCGGGACGGGCGGCCCGCACTCAAAGCCGAAGTCTGGATTGACGGCTTTCTCTTACCCGGGCAAAACAGCGGCGCATTCTACGCGGAAGAAAAAGATGCCAATGGCGCAGTCATTCAGGCCTTGGCCAAAAAGATAATAAAGAAGTTTGTTAAACCAATTAAAGTACGTGAGGTATGAAATGAGTGATTCGATTATTCCGGCAAGGCCGGGCGCTGGTGTTACTAAGGACATGGCTGATCAGGCCGCAGCGGAAGGCCGCGAACTCGGCGAACACCTACTAAAGCAGACGATAGAAAGCGGCAAAGGCGATGACACTCGCATTAACTTAAATATGCACAAACTCACAGTAGCCTGCGGATACATCCTAGCTACAAAGTTCGCAGATGAAGTTGTTTACGGACACGCTAAGTTAGACGAACGCCTTGAGGACTTCATGAAAAATGTGCGAAGCACCTGCAAGTTGCAAATTAAATATTTGAAAGAGCAGGAAGCCGCGCTTCAACGCAGAGATAAAATGGGCAAAGGAAAGTTCAAAGATGATGGGAAGCACTAAGTTCGTTCCATTAATAGCACCGAAGCACGTCTCTGAATATACAGACGAGGAGTATCACAGTTATGTCAGCGGAATGTATGAGTTACGACAGAAGGGTAGTAAGCCTGCGAAAGCAAAGGGCGCTGCTCAAGGCATCACTCTATCTCGAACTAAAAAAGGTGCGCTCAGCATTCGATGGAATAAAAAGAGCAGACCCTTCGCCTACGTACTCAGAGCGGAACTTGAAGCGCTATGCGCAGAACAAGGCATTCTTTTTTCTGAACTATGGAATGCGTTCAAAGCCAAGGACTTCCTAATAGCAAACAGTAAGATGGAAGCAGAAGAGATATACGCGAATATAAAACAGGTGCCATTTTAGGCAGAAACTAGAAACAAAACATCAACAAGGGGAAACATCGTGGGACATCCACTAAGCAAATGGAAATATCCGAAGAATAAGAGAATGAAAGGCCGCACTTATGTGGGCGGTTATGAATGGATTCACGTTAAGAAAGCAAGTGCCGTTGAACGTGTCTTCGTACTAAGTGCTACACTTCGCACAGGTAAGAATCACAGAGTAACGTTTGAATCGCACAATGCTGCGAAAGCACTTGGTTGGATTAAATTAAAATAAATTAATTGAATTAATAACGAGGTCGGAGAGCTATGGATAACCTAAATGATGAACAGCAAAACGCCCTAGGCACTCTCGCCGGAGACCGGAACGTGTTTCTGACGGGAGCTGCCGGAAGCGGAAAGTCCTACGTACTGCGCCAATGGCTTGCGGGTCGTTCGGACATTCCAATTCTTGCCAGTACGGGCGCAGCTGCTATTCTCATTGGAGGCCGCACATTCCACGGTTTCTTCGGCCTCGGTATTATGGAAGGCGGTCCGCGCCTCACAGTTGAGAAGGCCTTGAACTCCGGCTTTCTTATCCGCAGGGTCTGCAAGGCCCACACTATAGTCATTGATGAAATCAGTATGATCAGCGGTCCTGTGCTCGCATGCGCAGAAGAAATTGCACGCCGTGCACGCTATAACTTAAATGTAGCCGAAGGCTTAGATCCGGAAGTTCCGTGGGGCGGCCTTCGCGTAATTGCAGTGGGCGATTTCAGTCAGCTACCGCCAGTAAATAAATTCAGTAAAGAACGCGAGTGGGCATTTAAGCATCAAGTATGGGCGGACTCAAATTTCATTCCCGTAGTACTAAAAAAAGTAATGCGAACCGATGAACCAGAATTCCTAACAGTGCTTAATAAAATTAGAACCGGGAACTTAGATATTCCTACGATGCAATGGTTAGATGCGCTGAAAGTGAAACGTAAGACTGCAAATATCCTGCGCTTATTCAGTCACAGAGCGGACACAGAAAAATATAACCTTGATATGCTAGTGCAATTACCACACCCACTGCAAACAGTTGAAACGAAGTACAGCACGCCGGAGCAAATGCCCGGTCAGCCAGTATGCGAAGACACAGTGAGAAAGCACGGCAAAGACTTTCCAATCAGTGCGCGCTTTCAATTTAAGTTAGACGCACTAGTTATGTTCCGCAGTAATGATGATAAGGGGCGCTGGGTTAATGGATCGCTAGGTGCGATAACAAACCACTCAGAGGATTTTTCTTGGATCATGGTTAAGGTGGAACGCACGGGTGAGACCGTGACTGTGCGAAAGCAAACCTTCACTTACTTTGACAAGGATGGAGACCCTGTACTCACTGCGCGAAATTTCCCACTGACACTGGCGTGGGCAAGCACTATTCATAAATCACAAGGAATGACAGTAGACCGAATGCTAACGGACATCAGTAAGCTGTGGGAACCGGGTCAGGCATACGTTGCACTCAGCCGTTGCCGCTCAGCCGAAGGCTTATTTATTGAAAACTGGAACGCTCGCAGTATCTTTGCAGACCGCGAGGTCCTTAACTTTTATAAAAACTTGGAGGAATTGCAATGAAGGTAGAAGACTTACACGACAAGGTACAAATCACATTAACTTTCAAAGAAGCTGAGGCAATTTTAGTTGACCTCGATGCCGCAGAGATGACATTGGAGCTTAATAAGCCGACTGTAAAGTTACTTGAAAAATTGGATGAATACACCAACACATAACAGAACTTGGAAGCACAATGACTTTAGAAATGGCCTTCGCCGGATTCATAACCATAATTTGCTACGCAGGACTTTGGCTCGCTGGCGGAGTTTTATTTCTCGCCGTCTGTTACTGCTTCCTCAATTTAATGGGCAAAGCTTGGCGGGGCGAATGAAGCACAAAAGATTTCCAGTGCAAAAGCCTAACGTATGGGTGCAACCAGTAATGAAAGGCTATCTCATGGGCTGCTGTGATTGCGGCCTAGTTCATCGTTTAGATTTCAGAATTATCAATGGAAAGAAAGTGCAATTCAAAGCAGACCGGGCAAGAAACTACACTGCAAGATTACGCAAGAAGAATGGTATTAAAATTAAAACTACGGAGCGCAAGCAATGCTAAGCAATGAAACAGAAGCAGTAATAACCCCAGTAGAAGCATCAGACGCAAGCGGCTGGTTCTTCAAGCACAAACAAATTCCTGGCGTTGCACCGATAAATCCCGGCCCATCTCACGGCTTCCGCCCCGAAGTCAGCATAGATCCGATGCGCCTAACTTTCGGCTTCCTAAACGGCGGCATGGGTGATTACCTCTGTTGGCTCCCGGCGCTCCGCTACGTAGCTAAAACAAAACCATGGGTCTATGGCACTGTAGTCGCACCTACATTCTTTCACGAATTACTGCAGCAATTCTTCGGTGCGCCCACAGCGGAATTTCCGCACTGGGACATCATGAGCTATGAAGAATTTGATCGTAGAGTTAATGCGCAAGACCCTTTCGTAGACATTCCAGCTAAAGGTCCATTTTTTAAAGAAACTATTGCGGTGAATGCGACGGGCTCGCACTTATTAGATTGCGGCTTCGCTTACTTCGCCGGTGAGTGTCCGCCGCCTGCTGAATGGAATTACATGCCGGTACTCGATCCACTAACGCTAACAGCGTACCGTCCGAGCAGTTTTAAATTAAAACCAAAGACGTATGCAGTGATTACGCCGCAGGCAATTCAAGCGCCCCGCAGAGTGCGCGGTGAAGCGTGGCGGCCCATTCTCACTTACTTAAAAGCTCGCGGACTTACGCCAGTGCTATTAGGTCAGCGTGAAACCGTTTTAGATAAAGGACGCCGCCTCACCTCAAGCACCGACGGTGAAGTACCGTTAGAAGGCGTTGAAGACTGGCGCGACCGTACATCACTCATGCAGGCCGCTTCAATTATGAAAAATGCTGCTGCAGTAATCGGCCTTGATAACGGTTTGCTTCACCTCGCCGCTTACACTGACGTACCTATTGTTTATGGATATAATGTGGCAGCGCCGTGGCACCGTGAGCCGCGCAGACGTAAAGGCGTTCATGAAGCAGTAACGCTGACTAAAGAAGAACTAGGCTGCATTCACTGTCAAAGTAACACGCACATGATTATCGGCTTTGACTTCGGCAAGCACTGTTATATGAAGGACCTTAAGTGCTTAGACCTGTTATTCTCGGATAACTGCGAACGCTGGACTGCCGCGATAGGCCGGGCACTGAGCGCACAAGACGTAGAACGCTACGTAAGAGAATGGGACCCACAAAACTAAGGTGAAGCACTCTATGAATATAGATTTACTAACTCGAAGACAAATTTTTAATTACATAGAACGCCTTGAAGACCGAGTGACGTACTTAGATGGAAAAATTAAAGCGGATGCGGCCAGCCGCCCGCAGCACGTTAACTTTCTAACCCAAGAAAGAAATGCAGTCTGCTGCGCCCTTGTATTACTTAAAGATTATCACAAAGAACGATTAATAAAGGAGATAGGTGATGAACGTAAAAACAGCAAAGCGCTTGCGCCGGGAGAGTAATTATCATCCGAGTATGCCACGTCGTTATACTTGGCTTGAAGGTAAGAAAGAGAAACGCATTGCAGGACGTGTGATGTATGAGAAAACGCAGTGCCTCGAGCTGCACGAAGCAGACCCGCGCTCGCTCTACCAAGAATTGAAAAAAGAATACTACGCATCACTTAGGAGTTAATATGTTTGACAGTGCTTCACGCATGGTGCATCAGATGTGGGAATACGGTGTAACACTAATTGTGGGATCAGTTATTGTCTGGGTTTTATTCCGATGGGCCGATGATGAAATTGGCAGCGATGACGATGATGTGAGTCCCTAAGCAGTAAGGAGTAAGTTATGGAAGCATTTTTACCCGAAGGTCTTGAAGGCGGATTAGAACGCTGGCTTAAGCACGGCATTGATCCGGGAAGCTTTCTTATGGCAGTAATTGAAAATAATTTAACTGAAGCCGTCGGTCGCGCGGATCACAATAACTTGCGCTACTTACCTAATATCGTTTCATACTTCTACAATAATGTGCCGCGTACTGCGTGGGGAAGTAAGGAACGAGCGGATGCTTGGCGCTCTAAATTTATCGGAACGGAGCGCATGTGAATAACGTAGAACTATTCCTATCATTCATGGTTTTAATTCTCGGCCTCGGCCTGTGCGTAACCATGGCCCACGTTTGGAAACTCACTATAATCGTCGGGCACTGGCTACATGAGGAAGCTATTGAAAAAGGAATGAAGAAACAGGCAAGAATCGATGCACTTAAACCAAATCAGGGAAGGGAGACGCAATGAAATTACTTGAACTTTGGGGACAGGAAGGTCCGAGTGGAAACTGGGTCTTTTCGACAACTAATGCGTTAAACAGAAATCCAAGATCAACGCACATCCTCGTCATTCCCGAGCACATGATCGAACCGATTGAAGGAAGACACGTAGCGACTGAAGTTCCAGCGCCAGAAAATCCGGACCCAAGGGTTCGCGCTTTCATTAAAGCAATGAATGAAGTAGCACCGCACGTTGAAACATTTCTTGCAACATTTAAACGGGAGACAAAATGACACGAAAGCAATATTTAGAATTTCACAAAAAAGTCTGCGAAGAAATGGTCCGCATTACAGAAATGAAGAACCATGATTATGCGGGCTCCGGCGACGACCCATTCAAAAACTTCCGTCAAATCGGCGCACTCATAGAAAACATTGGCGCTGACGTCGTAGCCGTTGGCTTCCTAACCCGCATGAGTGATAAGTTTTCGCGAATTGGAAGTTACGTAAGCAAAGGCGAATTAAAAGTTAAAGATGAATCAGTCACAGATTCACTGCTTGATCTTGCGAATTACTGTATTCTTTTTGCAGGGTACTTGGCTGAGAAGAACGAGAAGGCAAATCGTCCAGAGCCAGGACGCTAACATGGCCCGGCCCGTACCGCTCGGCTATCAGCCATGCCCCAACTGCGGACACTCACGGGAGTACCCGCACGGAACCACAGGTTACAAATATGGCTGCCGCTGTGAAGTGTGCAAAGGGGCCGCTGCTGCCAGCGCAAATTACTACCGAGAAAAAAGATATAAGGAACGCAATTCCACACCAAAGTGGAGGCACTCAGACCGTGAACTACCGTGCGGTGATGAAGCACTAAACTTACCTACAGGAATGCAGAAATGAAATTCATAGCGAAATGTTCCACTGATGATAAGCGCTTAACCGCGAACAAAATTTATTCCGGACAGTTACTGTGGAAAGATGTTGAAGTGTCCTCACCGTACACACAAAGCGGCTACCGCATAGTCCCGGAATTAAGAATTTGCGTTTATGACGACAAGGGCGAATGGATGACATTTAGCCCATCCGCCTTCTTGCCCTCTGACTTATTAACGAGCGCTATGCGTCCTGTTTCGCCTGAATAAGCGCGACAACTGCATTTCCCAGCGCTCCGTTCTGCGCAAGACTCATCACATTAATATGAAACGTCTCGCTCTTCAGCGGCGTAGCACCCGCTTCATACTCTTCCTGTGAAAGATAAAGCTCACACGGCACTGTCGCATTTCCATTATTCGGATTCACAGTAATGTCACCTAAAATCCAGTACTCACCGACAGAACCATTTTCTACTTTAGTTTCTTTAATCCAAGTAAACATAAAAATTTCCCTTTCTTTTTTAACGTCTTAGCCTCAGCTGCTTAGCTCAGGAACAATTCCCGCTCAGCTTTTCTTCTGCGCGTAAGCCCCGGCATAACTTTCCCGGCAGCTTTATTCCACTTAGGAAATTCATCCGCAGCCGCTTGAATTTGCTTCTGATTAAAGTACTTAAGCAGTGATGAGGAACCTAGCGCGCCAAGTCCGCAGTTATAAGCGAAACTTACTAAAGCGCCGAATTGCCCATTAGTCATAGGAACAACAACTAAGCGCTTAACGCCGTCTATGAATTTCTGCATATCCTTTTCAAACAATTCATCCGCACGTGCTTGCGTAATTGTAAGTCCAGGATAAACGTCAGAGCCAGTATGCCCCCAGCCAATCGTCCACGGATCACCGCCCGTTCCCGGATCTGGATAAGCAGTCAAACGACAGCCCTCAAATTCTTTAACCAACGCTAAGCCACGGCTAAGATCCGCTTTCGCATGAACCACGTCCTGCGCTTGTGGCGTAGCGGGCGGCACAGGCTGCGAAGCAATTTCGAATGAGTAACGGTCTGGAATAATAACATAACCGACGATATTAACTGGGTTCCTTGCGAAGCACCCAAGTTTTCCGCCGACATTCGCTTCTGAAGTCAGCACTAATCCTTTTTGCACTGTGCTTCCGTCTGCTCCGGCGCGTGTGAGTCCGATGTGATTTTCATCGCCTTCAAAGTCCGTAGCTTCATAAGAAGTTCGGTTCCATTCAAAGATAGCAGCAGCACCGACTGGGGGAACGTATCCTTTGTAGTTTCGCTGATAGAATCCTTTGCGCTTTGCCCAGATAACAATTTCTGGGACGTAGGCGTAAGTTGCCCAGCTCCCCGGAATTGCGACGGGCACGTCAAGTCCTGCCTTACGCCATGCCCAGAAAACTCCGGCGGCGCAACTGGCCCACAGTCCGTTAATATCGAAGTTTGCGGGCGGCCCAGCAAACGGTTCACGAATGTCCTTAATGTTAGCGACACTTTCCCCTTTGGCACAGCGCTCTTCGAATATCTTAGCTGCCGCAGCTTTAGTAAATTCAGTTCCCGGTAAGCGAGGAATTGGCGGCGGTATAATATCAATCACCTTCGTCGTCTCGTGCTTACCAAACAGCCCTTTAAACCAAGCTATAAGCTTATTAATAAAGTCCTTCATTATTCAGTTCTCGCTTTCTGTTTTTGCTGCTTGGTTTTAATAAGTGTCGAGTATTTAAGTAATTCACGTCCAGCGCGAACCGCTGAATCAACTTTTTGTTTCGTCTCATAATCACAACGCGGCGAAGAACTTCCACTATCCATAGTACAAAGTGACTCAATCTCAATTAAAAATTGTTTCATGTCTGTAGTGTCAGTGCAAAAGAAAACTTCATTAGAATTAGTCCTAATTTCATCCCAAGTTTTCTTATCAAAATTTTCTCCACATTCAGTAAGTGTGCACTGTTTACGAGCGCCGTCTTCGCCAAGGTCAGCATAAATTTCTTTGTCTCTGATAGTAACGGTGCCACATGCACTAAGGACGCTTACCCCGATGAATAAAGTCATCAACAGAGTCGCGCATTTTCTCAAGTTTCTCGGCGTGCAATTCTGGATTTTCATTCTTAGTCTCCCGTGATTTTTTAAGTTCTTTGTTGTCGTCAATTACATTCCCAGACTTAACTTCACCTTGCACAAAGATAATTTTCTTCGCACCAAGATTGAAAATTCCACGGCCAATCCTACTCATCAAAAAACTAATAAGAAGTTTAAAGAGCCATCCGATAATAGGTGCACCAAGCCAAGGAAGGGCCGCAGTCGCAAATGCGTATGCAGCCCCTTCACCTAACTCATCAGCCTTATCAACGACGGATTTTAAAAATAAAACCCAACCGTTTTTCGGTGCTTCGAGTTTAGCCACAAATTACTCTGCGCCCATTAATTCAACAAGCTTCGCTTTGTAATCGGCTTTCAAACCTTCGATGATCTTTTTATCCCAATCACCTGGAATTGCAGATTCCAATTTATCAAGCATGTCATCAACCACTTTAGTAACTGGTTGAATCACTTTCTCAAGCGGATACGAAGCTTCAACTTTCACCTTTAGCGCTTTATTCTCAAGCACTGCTGCGGCTGAGTACATTCCGCCGTCGCCGCCAATCGGACCCTCTTTTTTAATTAACTCTTTCATCAGTTACCCCTTTTGTTTTGGTTGTTATTTATTGACTCTCTCCGGAGCAATAATTCTATATTTCTATTCAGGGAGTTTTCAAGTGATGTGAACCTTGCATCATTTCTACGGTCCTGTTCTGCTAGTGCTTGCATCAGCCTGTCAGCATTTTTGCTTTGGCTTTCATTAAAATTCTTATTCATATCAATCAGTGCGTTTTCAACTTTTTCCATCCGGTGTTCAACGGAACGACCTTCTTCGCGGGTATAAAAGAAGTCCTTAACTGGCTGCAACATTACCATTGCACTGGCGACCCCGCCCGCTAAACCTAAATAAGAAAGTGTGTGTCTTCCCTTAGGCTTGCTGTCCGGCGTGCTTAAAACTTGATCCATCATGCTGCTCCATACTGTAGTTAAGCGTTATAACTTTTTCAAATTTTATCGTTGAACTTTTTCAAAAGCAAATTTAGTTTTTAGCTTCTTGGTAAATGATTAAGTTCGCTTAAGAATGCAAATGGGGGCATAGGGTGAGTGATTCGTCTTTCGTAGTTACACCGGATTTTTCTGAAGTCATTCCAGTTATAGAACGTGAAAATATCAAAGAGATGCTTACGGTTACACGTGAGGGCACGGTCACGACCGTACGGATAAATAGCTCGAGTTTAAGCCTGATTCTCAGCTGTCCGCGAAAGTCATACTATGTGTTACACCGGAAATTGCGCTCAATTAGCGAAAGTCCCGCATTAATATTTGGGTCTGCCATTCATAAAGCACTCGAAGTATTTTACTCGCATCCGTACGCAAAGCGTGATATTCCGGCGAAATTCAAAGAATATTCCGATATGATGGCCTTCGGAAAGCCAGCGCCCGAACCCGAGCACTTCCTTTATAAAGCAATCAGTGCTTTCGTCGAGGCAGCACAGCCCTTAGCCGCTTTGCCCGACACAGATAAGCGCAGCATCACTAACGGAATTTGGATCCTGCAAGAATATTTCAAAACTTACATTCATGACCCGTACGAAGTTTACTGTGATGCGAACGGCCCAGTGACTGAGCGCACGGGCGAACTTTTAATTCACGACGACGGCGCTCTCCGCATTATTCTATTCGGAACTATTGACGTTGTACTTAAAAACTTAGCGGATCAGCGAGTGCTTCCGTCCGATCATAAAACAACCAGTCAGGTCGGCCATGATTTTTTCAACCGCCTTAAGCCGAATCACCAATACACCGGATACGTACTGCTCACACAAAAAGTGCTTGGCTTAACCGCAACTGAATTCCTAGTAAACGCACTGCAAGTAAAATCAAGACCAGTGACTGCTAGAGGCAGCGGCCCACACTTCACACGCCAAGTAACCACACGCAGTGACTTTGACATTGAAGAATTCAAAGACTCAGTACTTGAAGCAGTGAATAATTATTTGCGCTGGGAAGCGACCGGAAAATGGCCGCTAGGCACCGTTGATGCTTGTGCGCAATGGGGCGGCTGCTCTTTCCTTCAAGTTTGCAGCTCACCTGAGCAGTTGCGCGAGCATTTAATCAGCGCCAAATTCACCGACGGAAAACAACCTAAGTAAGAAAAAAAAACAAATAACAAGGGAGACCTATGCCAGCACTTAGTGATATTAAAACAGAATCAAATTTAAAAATCTTGCTCTATGGAAATTCCGGCGCAGGTAAGACAGTTTTCGCAGCCGGCTTCCCCGGTCCCATCCTCTACTTAGACTTTGACGGCAAGGTTGATAGCGCAGCAGAGTTCTATAAAGGTGATGAACGCCTTAAGCATATTGATGTGAGACAACTGCAGCAGCAACTTATGATGAACCAGAACTTAAACCCAATCGCTGAACTTAATAAAATTATTGCGACTGAATTAATTCCGGCGCAGAAGCAAGGCGCGCTCCCTTTCAAAACGCTAGTTCTTGATTCAATTACCACATTCTCAAGTTTAACTCTGAATCATATTCTTCTGACGAATCCGGGAATTAAGCGTAATACGACAGCGCAGGGCAATCAGCCCGGCCTTCAAGATTACGGCATCCTTAAGCGCGAATTTGCAAAATTAATTCCCGGCTTACTAAGCCTTCAGTGCAACGTAGTTATGCTCGGTCACATCAGCACGGATAAGGATGAAAGCACCGGTGAAATTATCCGTGGGCCGCTTATGGACGGCAGTTTCGCAAAAGAGCTTCCGATTTACTTCAAAGAAGTTTGGCGCGCATTCGTAGACGATAAGGGAAATCACTTCGCACAGACGCGCTCGGACTCACGCTATAACTGCCGCAGTCAGCTTAAGAACTTACCGTCTCCGCTACCGCTAAATTATACAGAATTGGCGAAGTACTTATGAGTGAGATGAAAGACGTGCAGCTAATAATTCCGGATTTCAGTGAAACGGACACACTGAATATGAAACAGCGCCTTCACGCTGCGCGTGTCCTAGCCGATGACATTAATGATTTGATTGCAGATTTACCCGTAGCTGCATTTAATTTCGGGCAGTCAGTGGGTGAGAAAGTTGAATCCATAATGAGTAGTATTTATGAAGTGCACCGAGTGACTGAAAATCAGATGCGGGCGATGGAAAATATGAAGGCCGGACTTGAAAAATGGTTTAGAGATTAAAAAGAAACGACAAACACAAAACAAAGGAGCATAAAATGCAAACAAGAATTTACGTCGTAAGTAACAAAGCGCCGGAAGGACATCCAAAAAGCTTCCGCTTAGTTGATGCAACTTCACAGGCGCAAGCAATCCGTCACGTAGCTGCGGATGAGTACGAGTGCCACGTAGCACAGACTAAGGAACTCGCTATTCTTATGAATAACGGAGTTAAGATTGAAACTGCGGGACCTCTTACTGCAGCAGCTAGTGAAGCGCCGCAAGAGCCGAGCGGAGCAGTTTAATGTTTGATTTTCACAAACTAAACGAACAGGGCATCAAGGAAGTAACAACTTTTAAAACGGAACTTTCTAATGCACTAACGCCCTTGCTGGGGTTGATGCCCGAGGGCCGCGAGAAAGCCGTATTCAAAACAAAAATTGAAGAAGCAGTATTCTTCGGTACTAAAGCGATTGCGGGCAAAGAAGGAAACTTCGAGTCTAAGCAGGTGTTTTAATTAAAATGAAACTGAAGGGCGTTTGCCCGCAAGTTTAAACAATAACCGCACTAAGGGTGCAAGGAGAGAAAAATGGAACAAGATAGTCAATTAGTAATGCCGGATTTCAGTGACGTTAAAGATAGCGTTGAACCGGGCATTTATAAAGTGCGTATTACGGATTCGAAAGTGGACAAATGGGCCGGTAAGGAAGGTAAGAAAGACACTTACTTCGTTAACTGGACTATGGAAACTTTCGGCGAAGCTGAAGAGAAGAATAACGGACGTAAGATCTTTCACCGCACTCCGATTAACGGACCGGGCGCTTTCCGTCTTCAAGAATTTTACAAAGCAGCGATGAACGGCGAAGCTTGCCCAACGTCTGGCTTTGATAAGAATATGCTTCATAGCCGTGAGTTAGAAATCACGGTAGCTCCGCAAAAAGATCAGCCACAATACAATGAAGTTAAGTCAGTAAAAGCGCTAGCAGCGCAGCACTAATCGGATTTGAATTTCTGGCCCGGTGCCTTCACGCCGGGCTGGGTTTGCTGCCGGGCCGTAGAAGTCCAGCATTTACCAAGACATTTGCATCAGTGATGGAGGTCTGGCAGCATTTTTAGTTCGAGGGGGTACGGTATGGGCACGGGGAATTACGGGGAAATTGAATTAAAAACTACAGTACTAATGAGAACGTCTTCTTATTTGAAGACAGGTGAGACACAGGTCCTTTTAGATAGTGCGGCAAATACGCCGGAGCACTGCCTTTGGACCGCAGTTATTATTAGCTTAATTAATGATTATGAAATTTACTTAAAAGAAGCGACGGCTAATTTAAGAACGCCAGAGCGTGAGCCTATGAATATTAATTTAAAATACAAATTAGCAGCGCTAAGGCGCGAAGCACAGCATCAGCACATCTCTGACGTTTGTGAAAACATAGGCCTGAGCAGTTATCATATAATTAAACACTTTGATAAGTTAGATAAAGAATTAAAACTAAATGAAGTCACCTGGATTACGCGTGAAGAGAAATACTTCTTCACCGTAGAAGGGCGACTGAGCAGCACAATGAAGAAAGCACAATAATGTTAAACGTAGCAGACAGCACTGATGGAAGCATTTGTATTTTAGTCGATAAGCCACGCATGGGAGCAGCCGCTGACGGCAAGACCCTAGTAGGCTGGGACCAGCATTTCCTCGATGAGAAAATGAAGCGGGCGGGTGTTGAACCATTCCGTTATTGCGTTGAAAGTATTAGCCCGGTTCCAAATGCGCCGACGGCTTATGATTATGAATCTTGCATCGCTCGGCTTAATGAGAAGAATTATTCAATGATAGTTCCACTTGATGAAGTTGCGCTGCAATTTACTACCGGAAAGAAATCAATTTGGAAATGGCATCTCAGTCCGTTAGATACGCTTCCGGGATTCACTGCGAGGAAAGCAGTTCCGACATTTCATTTCGACCAGATGAAGAAAGAATTTTACTTAGGACTTTACTTTGAAATGGCACTGAAGCGTGCAGCTAAGTATGCGAGTCACTCACCGTGGGAGCGCAAGCAAGCGCGCTATCTGCTAGATCCGGGCGCAGACATTGCCATAGCTACACTTGAAAGCATTCTGCACAAAGAGCATCACAGCATTGATATTGAAACCGGACGCAATATGGTTAATACATTCGGTGTTGCATGGTCCGCAGAGGACGCGATTGCAATTAAAATGTTACCGGACAGTTTGCCGCCCTCAGCACATAAGAAGCTCTGGGAACTGATCGCTAAGCTCTGTGAATCAGAGTCTAAAAAGATTATGCAAAACGGAATCTATGAACGGATGTACTTAAGCCGCTATGGCGTGCGAATAAATAACCTGTGGCACGATACGATGAACTGCATGAAATTCCTCTGGCCAGAACTTGAAAAAGGCTTAGATAATGTCGGCAGAATTTATACGATGGAACCGTATTGGAAAGATGACGGTCGTGTCGCATCTGAAGAAGGCAAGCAGAAAGACTGGGGAGATATTCGTGACTGGACAAAGCACCTTGATTACAACTGCAAAGACACAAGCAATACATTCATTGGAGCAATGGGCCAGCGCAGAGACCTTGAAGCTAGAGGCCTTACAGCGGTCTTTGAAAATTTAGTAGCAAGCAGTTATGATGCTATTTACGAGATGGGAACTCGCGGTTTTCCTCTCAACCCAGAGAAGCAAAAACTTCTTATCACCGAGTATGAAACTAAAGCTGATGCACTTACTAAAGCGCTGAGTAAGGAAATTAATCCGCGCTCACCTAAGCAAGTAATGGGCCTACTTAAAGATAAAGGCTTCAAACTCACGGTGAAACGAAGCACCGGAAAGGAATCAGCCGATGAACTTAGTCTTAAAAAGCTGCGGATGCAGCATCCTGACGACACTGACCTTAAGAACTTACTCGAAGTTGCCGGAATTAATAAAGCTCTCAGTTCTTATCTGCGTGTACGAACTTTTTCTGATAACCGGATTCGTTTTAGTCTTGATCCTCACGGTACAGAAACCGGGCGGATGAGCTGTATGAAAGACCCGTGGGACCGCGGGTTCAACGCTCAGACAATGACAGATTATGTGAAAAAGATGATTGAGTGGGAAGACCCTGACCGTGTTTTCGTTGAAGTGGATTTAAGTCAGGCAGAGTCTCGATTCGTAGCGTATGACGCCTGCGAAGAAACATTACTCGGAATGCTCGAGCGCAAAGAAGACATTCACAGATACGTAGCTGCTGAAATTTACAATAAGCCGATGGCGGACATAACACACAATGAACGACAATTAGGTAAAAAGTCAGGGCATGGCGCAAATTACAGTATGGGCGCGAATACCTTTATGGATTCCTGCCTTAAAGAAATGGATTTAATTCTTACTAAGCAAATGGCGCTGCGCACGCTTGAATCATATCATAAATTATTTCCTGGCATTCGTAGATGGCACGCACAAATTAGAAATACACTTTACAGGGAGCGCAAATTAACTAATCCATTGGGTCGTGTTCGTTATTTTTATGGCAGGCCGTCTGACGATACGTATCGTGAGGGCTATGCGTACCGTCCACAAAGTTACGTACCTGATTGCACTAACTTTATGATGAACTACTTGCGCAGTAAACGCACTGAAGGTGCAATTGATTTTTGGCTGCACTGCCAAGTGCATGACAGTTTAATACTCTCGTGCAAGCGCATTGAGGTTGATAAGATTATGGCTTTAGTTCGTCAGTATGAGGTGTGGCAGCCGAATTGCGTATTAGCGGCAGGAAAGCTTATAATTCCAGTAGACGGTAAAAGTGGGCGCTGTCTTGGGGAAATGGAAAAATATGGCTGATCCAATAAAGCAATTCATTAATACTACTTGGCATAACATAAATCAAAGAACCGTTAATGGTGCACGACCTAATATGAAAATACCCGGATGCCGCAGATATATTGAACGCGGAATTAAACTGTGTTTCACTCGTGAAGAATTTGTTTCTTGGGTGAATGCGCACTCAGATGAAATACTAGAACTGCGCAATTCGGGACAGCGCCCCTCAATCGACCGCAGTGATTCACAAGGACATTACGAAATCAGTAATTTGCGCATTAGAGCACTTGCCGATAACTTGAAAGCAGGACGTGATGTGCAGGCACAGCGTGCACGCGCAAAGCGACCTATTCGTCAATGCATTGTGTGCAATAAAGATCTGCCAATGCGGTGTGGTGAAGCCATTGCCAAATATAATAAAAAGAAAACCTGCGATGTTACATGCATGCTGAAAGCTATTAGGCAGGGTAAAATAGTGCGCGGTAAGGCCGCATTGACAAAAATCAAGTAACAACGCGAGAATCAGAACTTGGGGGAAATTATGCCAGAATCACAAAACATACCAGCAGAGATGCCGAATCAGATTCCAGTGAAAAAAGAATCCGCACAAATTGACTTTATGAAAAAGATGGCAATTAGCGCGGCTATTCATGAAATTCTCAATGAGAACCGAGCAGAGCTAATTAAGCGCTCACGCGAAAAATTAGAAGCAATGGGCGTCGCCTTCAGCGAAGCAGAAATGCGTGAAGCACTCCAAGCAGAGCAAACTAAAGCTTAAGTTCTAAACAAAAATTACATCTGAGATGAGCAGCTATGCAAAAACGTCACTTTGAAAATTGGCTCGAAGCCTACGAAGAATACACTAACGATGCCTTCGTGCCGCCGCAATTTAATACCTGGGTCGGCCTCTCTGTTCTTGCCGGAGCGCTAGAGCGCAAAGTCTGGCTCCCTTGGTCTGAGACATTCAGCTATTACCCAAACATTTTTGTTTTGCTTGTGTCACTTCCAGGGGTCGGAAAAAGTACCGCGCTAAATAAAGGGGTCGGCCTTCTTCAGGAGTTAGTGCAACGTGGAAGTAATATGAATGTGCTTCCTTCTCAGGTTACTGAAGCAAAATTCATCAGTATGATGGGCGAGCAATTTCCATTCGAATATGGCAGTAAAATGATCATGCAAAGCGCAGGTTATTATTTCGCGTCAGAAGCGAGCAACGCACTGAAAAACATTTTCGGCGACTTCATTGCATGCTTAACTGACTTCTATGACTGTCCAGTATTTTGGGAAAAGGCAACGCAGAAAGATGATAAAATCACCCTTAGAAACGTCTGTCTTAATTTGCTTGCAGGAAGCACCTTTGATTATCTTGGTAAGCTTGTCACTGACGATAACATCATGGGCGGCTTTGCTTCGCGATTGGTGTATGTGGTTCAGCGCGAGAAGCTGGTGCGTACGCAGAAATTTCAACATGGCGGAGCAAATTTGGCTCAGGCAAAGGACCGCGAAGAATTCCGCCGTAAGCTTATCGAAGACCTTCAGCTCATCCACAAAATGGTCGGACCTTTCAGCGCAAATCAGGAATTCGGGGCCGCATGGGAAGCGTGGTATCCCAAGTTCGAAGAGAAACGCCAGAGCAATCCGTCAGAGAAAATGCAAAGTCTCCTCGTCCGAACTAACACCAATGTCTTGAAAATTAGTATGCTGATGTCAGCGGCTTGCGGTGATGACCGCATTTTGAAGTTGCCGCATTGGGAGCGCGCACTGGCGCTAGCCGAGACGAACGAGAAAGAGCTGCCAGCGATTTTCAGGGAAGCTAAGGCTAATGACACCAAATCACAAGACGGTTTAATTCAAGCGATTTTTAGGGCGTTTGAAGCGCAACCGCACCAGAACATCGACATACTTAAAAAGAATTTGAATATGAAAGGCTTCGACGCTAATCGCTTGGATTCAACTTTTAGGATGATGGAAAAAGGCGGAGCGTTCGACACTGTTTCAGTCAGCGGAAGCGGGCGTATTGTAAAGCTTCTCACTAATACAAACCAGTACATCTAATCGGGTCTTCAAGTCCGTCGTCACTGCATGACACTGAAGGTACTTCCCGGTATTAGCTAGAAATTCTTCTAAGCGCGCGTAAGTAACCTGCACTTCCGTAGGAAGCTTGTGAAACTGTTCGCGCGCTACTTCTGAACTGAAGGTCACTCTGTCACCACATTTTCGAATTCTTCATTATTAAGCGGCCCGGTTCCAGACACTACACTTTGCATATCCTTCCCGATAGTTCCGCGAGTATTAATTCTCATCGCAGCTTTAGCCGTTGGCGAATCAATAATTTTATTTACGCGGTAAGCCGCTACAAAATCTTTTAACTTTTGTGCAACCATTGCTTTCTGCTCCGGCTTCCCAGGGTAATTCGCAACTAGCTTATCAATGCCCTTCTCACTTAGAAGTTTAATTGCTGCGCGCTCGCCGCCATCTTTACGCGATGCTAAAGCAGCAAGCCCGTTAATCACTTTAAACTTCACATCAAAGAGCGCTCCGATGATTGCGTTACCGCCGCCTTGAAGCGCCTTCTCAGAAGACATATTCAGCTTACCCGGTGCAAATGACTGATCGACCCTGTCTAGCACATTTAGAAAATTCTTAACTGTGCGCTGCTCTTCTTTCGGCAGGACCATATTCATAAATTCAGGGCCGTACTTCTTCTCCCATGAATCAAGCATTTTGCCCGCAGCGAATCCAGTAGCTGAATCTCTCGACTTATATTTAATAAGTTCCTGATTCAGCCATTCAGCGCGCAAGTTATCAAAGGACGCGGGACTGAGTGACTTAATTGATTTCATTTTCTCAATGTCATTCGCGCCCGTGAAGAACTTCTTAACGATAGCTTGTGATGAAGCATCCTCATCTAATGCGTTTCGCAGAACGCCGACGTTCTTCATAATATTTGTGTAGTCGTCCATCGCTCCGCGGAATGCAGTTTTCTCAAAGTCATTCGTTAAGCCGGACTCAATAACTTGTTTGTAATTTTCGCGGAAGCCGGAAGCTAGCATTCCCATCTGTCTTCCGAGTGGAGTGCCTTGCATGCGCTCCGCTAAATCACCAAAGCTATTTCTGAAGCGATCCATGTCCTTAATATTAAGGCCGCCCTTTGTAGTAATAGAATTCATCGCATCATTAATGTTATTAGCTACGGCGCGTGCTTCACCGATTGAAGTGATACCGAACTGGCCGACTAACTTCTGAAGTTCGGCGTTTGATTTCGGCGCTCCACTAGGAGTGAAACCCATGCCTTGCATAGCTTGACTCAGACCTTCCATCACTTCCGAAGTCATAGGTTGCGGCTTATCGCCCAGCGTTTTCAGTGCTTGCGCTTTATACTTAGCAATATTCTCGCCTTCTAACTTGCGCACAGAACTAACAGCATCAACGACTTCACGGCTAAGTGCTTCGGGCGCAATGGTCTTACCCTTAGTAATTCCCTGCTGAATTTCCCGCATAGTCCCAGTGAATAAATCGCCCCATTCCTCTGCGTGCTTTTGCATCGCATTTTGAAACGGCACTGATTCCTTCGCGCTGTCATGAAGTTTTCGAATAGCTGGTGATTCCGGATTAAGCTGATGCGCGCCCATAGTTACGCGGGCGCCAGGAACTCCCACAATTTTTCCATCAACGGTTGCTGCTTTGCCAATAGCTGCCAATTCCTGCACTGATTGTGCAACGGCTTGACTCTGCTTGCTTAGCGCAGAAAGCTGCGATTCTCCGGCTTCCTTCGCCGCTTTGTATGCTGCGGTTCCCGGAACTAATTGCGCAAGGCGCTTACCGATGAATGGCATAGTCGCTTCAAGCGTGCTGTTCACTGCCATTTCCATTCCGCGGCTGCGGCTCGGGTCTTGCGGCACACCGGCCTTCTCAGCGATGTAATCAGCTAAGCCGACCTGAGCAGGGCTCGAAGCGATACGACCCGCGTATGCGCCGCCAGGACCGCCTAAAGCACCACCGGCAAGTTCCGCCGGGAGCGCCGCTACTTCTTCAACAGCTCCGCGGCTGAAATCCGCGAAAATATCAAGGATTGGTTCAAATTCAGCGGGATCTAACGGTTGAAATGACTTCTTCCCCGGCGCTTTGAACCAAAGCTTATCGTTTTTCATTCGCACATTTTCTGCGCCAAATTTATTCTTAAGTAAGTTTTCAACTTCAGTATCATTTGCAGCGAGGCCCGCTTTGAAGCGAGTAAGCATGTTATCAAAGCCGTTTAGCGGCTGTTCTTGAAATACTTCAGCAGTGCCTGCGCCGGAAGGTGAATTCTGCGCGAGAAATGCATCAACTTCTGCATTCACATCACCGTTTGAAGCCGGATTGCGCCCAGCTAATGTCGGATCAACTTGCGTCGGATCCATAGCTGAAGGCGGTGTCGGACTCACACTCTGACTAAGCGAAGGTTGAAGCGAAGCAACGGCATTAGCCGAAGCCGCAGCAGCATCCTGCATTTCCCCTTGCGCAGGTACTTGATCAGGAAGCGTGCTCGGACGGTTTCCGAATGGCGAATTAATTGGTTGTGGAGTTCCCGGCATTACTGTGCCCCCTGTTTAATTCCAATTTTTTGTAAGAAAGTACTCAATGGCATATTGTATTTCTGTGCCATAGCCTGCTGCTTCGCCGGATCCATTCCGACAAACGCGGCAACTTTCGCTGCGAATGAACTGTTATCTAAATCCGTCGGCTGTGGTGCAACGGGTGCTGGAGGCGGTTGCTGTCCCGGCGCTCGCGTAGCAGGCGGTTGTTGCGGCTGCGCAGGAATAAGTCCCTGCTTTCTAAACTCAGATTCTTTACCAGCAAGCTCAGCTTTCATCGTATTTAATGAAGCACTCAGCTTTTTAATATTCGCAGCATTGCTTAGCCGCGGATCAATCATTCGGTTTTGAATCATTGCAATTTGCTGCGCTGTCGGATTCGGATCCGCTAAAAGCGCACGCATATTCGCAGAACCACGCACATCATCCACTAAAAGTTTAGCATCCGGATCAAAGCGCGCAAGTACTTCATCTGAAGTACCATACGGCAAATTCTTACCCGCAGTTCCAAACTTAACCTTACCCGTGCGAAGTTGCTCAATCGCACCTTCAAGTTTCTTAATATTAGTTTGCATCGCTGCGCTTCCGCCCGCTGCTTGAAATGCAGTGTAAATTTCTGCGGTTTTCTCTGCAACTTTCTTCGGTCCTGCGGATGCAATCTCTTTATCCTGACGCATATTCTGCGCTTCAAGCGCAGCCATCTGTGCCTTCGCATTAATTTTCGTAGTCGCTGCTTTTGCAAGGTCCTGCGTAGCTTCAGTGCGAAACTCAGGAGTCACATCAGCAAATGCAACTGGATCATTAATCAGCGCAATAGCTTCAGCTTCAGTAAGCGGGTCCTTTGGATCACGCGTACGTGCAATAATAGTTTGAAGACGCGCTATATTTTGCGGCGTCTTAGTCGTGAAATCAATAGTCTGGTCCGGAAACGCATCCGTAAGGCCAAGAGCATCGCGATACTGCGGAAGGATTTTTGTGTAATAATTTGTCTTAGCAGCACCTTCATACTTCACTCCTTTATCAAGAGCTTCGACGAATTTTTCATACTTCGCAGTGCCGAGGGCTTTCTTATCCTGCGCTAATTTCACTGCTGCTAAATCATTCTGTTCTTTCTGCAATGCAAGCTGCGCTCCCTTAGTAACGGAGTCAGCAAGGCCGGAGCCTTGATTCTGTGCGGATTGCGTTCCGCTCTGGTACATCATTTCAGCAAATGAAGGCATAATTATTTATCCTTTCGTTCGTACTTAATTTTCTTAAGCCGTGCGATACGCATTTCAAGTTCAACATCACCGTCAAATTCACTAACGAGGTCCTTTACTCCGGGAAGGCTGCGCCAATTAGGCCCGAACCTTTGCTGAAGTGAGCGGATTAAGCGGTGACGACCGACAGCGTTCTTTGGAAGGTCCGGACAGCCGTCACCTAAAATTTCCGGAAGCTGAGAAAGGGTAAGCTTTCCAGACTCCCCAGTCTTAGCCGCTGTACTTCCCATCATTTCCGCTAAAGAAAGTTTCTTACCGCTCATTGCTTAACCCGTCTTCTTTCCGAATCCGCCATTCATTAATCCATACATGCCCACCGTTGCACCTACGTTAGTAAGTTGGTTGCCCATTGCTTGCTGCGCTTGTCCTTGCAGTTGTGCTTGCACGAAGGGTGCGCCCGCAGACTGCGTAATACTTTGGCCTGTGCCTGTGACAGCACCTAAAGTTGCAATACCAGCGCCAAGCGCCGCTTGCGTCTGTCTGTTACTGATATTTCCGAATCCAATTCCGGCATTCTGAAATGCATTAATTTCTGCGCCAGTGCTTTGTGCGCTTTGCGCTCGCTGCGTTTGTGCAGTACCTAATAGCATGCTCAAAGTTCCCTGCTGCACTTGGTTCATTAGTGAAGTAGTTTCCATATCAAATTGCTGAAGCGCTTTTTGTCCGGCAGAACTGGTTTCAGCTCCGGGGCCCATCTGTTCGCGCAAAGTTCTAAGTAACTGCTGCCTTTGCATTGCACGTTGCGCTTTCACCGGGCCAAGTGCCGCAGCATCATCACCGCGTAATAACTGAAGTGCCTGCGTACTCGCTTCCATAAGTGCTGGATCAATCGCATCTAATAATTTCTTATCACGTGCGACTAAGTTACTTGCACTTTGAATAGAACGTTCAAATGCAGCTAACTCCTGAGGAGTCGCTGCGCTAAGATCACGCACTTGAGTTTGAAGGTCGGCACCTAACTGCTCGGCACGCTGTGACTGCCTTCTTGCTTCTGCAAGCTGTGCTTCAGCTGCACTTCCGGCAGCACGCGCAGAACGGTTTGCACCTTCTTGTGCCAAGTACTGACCTGCAACCATAGTTCCGCCAACTGCTACAACTCCCCAACTCATAATTCCCCCTGCGCCAAAGCGGGCGCTTCATTCGTAAAAGTTTGCTTATCAAATCGTACTTCCGCAGTGCTTACGTGCGGCTTAACTTCCTCATGCGTCTTCTCTATTAATTCAGCTTCTAGTTTAACTAAGTCCCGCTCCGGAGTCGAGTGTATCGTGGTCCAGACCATGTCCTCCTCAATTAAAAGAGTGCGGCGTGATCCGGGCGGACTGATGAATATTGAAGGCGCTCTGAGTTCCACTGCCTCACCAATTTCTTCAGCGAATACTTTTGCACGCCCCGCACTGATTACTACAATGTGTTCCTTATTGTGGATCTTTCCGACAATAAGTTCACCCGCTTTCATCAGCACCGTGCGCGCATACATTCCGTCAGTAAATAAATGCATCGTATCCATTGCTACTTTGCATTCATCTGGCAGCGCCTTAAGAGCTTCCGCGAGTTTTTCAATTTTCTCGCGGTTCTCAGCTTTTTGAGTTTCTGGCAAGTTACTCATACTTAACTTCCTATTCTATTCAAGCGCTGGAATCGCGCTCTGATTGAAAATTTAGCGCCGATGGAGTCAGTGCCTGGAATAAGCGCTCTCGTATTAACAAAGATTTGCTGACTTTGTGTGAGCTGAAAAAATATCGACGGGCAGATGAAGGCGCAATCCCACAATGTCTGGCCGAAGCTTGATCCGATATTAGTAAGGTTATCGTGCGGTGGGAATTGCGAAAGGCCGGATAGCGGGAACGTGATTCCGGTCGTCGCCGCCGGTGTCGTTGTATCATTCCCATTAGCAATGCCCAGTGAAGCAGCTATGCAATAAACTATCGGACCGACATTGTCATACATGCCTTCAACTTTGCACTCATATAATCCCGCTGGCAGTGTGATGCTATTATTTGCCATTGAGTAATAAATTAAATTCGTACCGCTTGCTATAGTGTACATGCTTGATACGAGCGCCCAAAGTGCGCCGCCCGCAGCTGCATTCTCACCTTCAATCGCACTGAGTGCAGCTAAGCCACCTTCCGGCGGAAGCGGTGTAATGCTAAATGCTTCGTCCCAGAATGCAGAGGCAGCGCCGCCGCTAAGTACGGCCACCGGAATTTTACGTCCAATAATCGTATTAGTTGAAGTGATTTTCGCAAAAATAGCTTGGCTGATTGTCGTCGTCTCAGACGCCTGCCTTAAGCGGTCGTAGTTGTAATCCGGAACTAAGCTAACGCCTAGTAACGGCCCGCAATCCGGACTGTTAATAAGAGAAAGTGTTAGTAATGGCTGAGCGGCAGCGCCGGTAATACCGGGAGCTTTCAGCGTACGTCCGCAAGCTGCGCCAGAATTAAAATTCAAGCGGAGTAAGCCCGGAACGCGCAAATTTCGCTCGCCGATCGGCTTACCTGTGCCGACAGCACCGCTTCCAACTTTGAATGCTCTAGAAGGCGGGGCGTGCATCATTACTACGTTACTAGAAGAAGACATGGCGTATGATACGACATTCACGGCATCTCGCACTTACTTCCTTTACATTACGGAAGAAGGCGGGCATGTGATTTCTGCTCGCGCTCCTCATGACAGACTTAATGATTTACTCGGCTGGTATCACCCGGCGGAAATGTGGCGTTGCGTAGGTCAGTTCTATGCGAATGCAGCTTCAGAAGTTTGCGCTCCACTTTCATTCGAAGGCAGTTCTAGTGAACC